GGAAGCTGCTGCAACACTTGGAGAAACACAGTTAATAAACATTTCGTTTATAACAACTGGTGCAATTACTTCAGCTATATAGTAAATTTAAGATACTTCGCACTTAATTTATGGCAGAAAAAAGAACCCTCGACCTTTTAAAGGAATCATTTGACCTTAATAAAAGGCGAAAATTTGACGTTAAAGATGATGACGGCAAAACTGTAGTCAGTTTATATTTCAAGGCCATTACAAGGGCAGACAGAGCCAGAGCAACACAAAGGGCTGGCAGTGATGATCCATTAATTGTTTCAACTCATATGCTTTGTCAATTGGCAGAGAATGAAGATGGTACAAAAGCTTTCAGCCCAGCAGAATTTGGTAACTTACAAAACGACTTACCAGAGAATGTTCTTAATGAAATCGAACTGTTTTTATTTGGTGTAAATACAAACGCAACTATTGAAAACGTAAAGGAATCCTGAGGGGGGATAACTGGTTAAATTTTGAGTTCTTCCTTGCAACAGAATTAGGTAAAACAATAAGTGAATTAAGACAACAACTTACAGATGAAGAGTTGATATTTTTTGCTGGTTACTATGAATTAAAGTATGATAGAGAAAAGAAACAGGCAGATGCGGCAAAACGCAAAGCCAAGTATAGTTAAAGGAGTTATTGTTAAGTCGTGGCAGTCTCTAATGTAGAACTAAGAGTTAATGCTACTCAAGCAGTTACGGCTTTAAAAAAAGTAAATACTGGTGCAACTACTTTTAATAAAACTGTAAATGGTACTTCTGGTCAGTTAAAAAATGCTAATAAGGGTTTTAGTATATTACCCCCAGCTTTGCTGGCTACAGGGGCAGGGGCCAAAGTAGCTGCTGGAGGCTTTGCAACATTACAAGCTGCATTAGCACCAATATTAGCTCCATTAATAGGAATAGGGGCTGTTATTGGAGGGTTAACTGCCTCTTTTAGTATTCTCAGCAAACAAGACTTTGCAAGTGCAAAAATTAAAACTCTTGGAGTAGATGCTGACGCTTTAAAACCAAAGCTTGCAACTTTATCTAATGAACTAAGTGGTCAAGCCTCATCTTTAGATTTATTAGCAGCTTCCTACGATATAGCATCTGCTGGCTTTGGTGAAACTGCTGAACTGACAGATGTATTAAAGGCATCACAGTTAGGCGCAACTGGTGGATTTTCTGAATTAGCGACTGTTGCTGATGCAACAACCTCTGTTCTTAATGCTTATGGTCTAAGTTCAGATCAGGCGGCTAAGTTAGTTGATGGATTTATACAAACACAGAATGATGGTAAAATCGTTGTTGATCAATATGCACAACAGATAGGTCGACTTGCACCTATAGCGGCTGGTGCTGGTGTGGGAATAGATGAACTTAATGCGGCAATATCTACTGTCACTGCAACTGGTGTTCCTGTTGAATCTACCTTTGCCGGACTACGACAAGTTATTGCTGCGATACAAAAGCCGACCAGTGAAGCATCAAAAGCGGCTGAAAAATTAGGAATTGATTTTAGTGCTACTGCATTAAGTACAAAAGGATTAGGAGGAGTATTAGAAGAACTTGTTGCAAAAGGTGGAGCTAGTGAAGAAACACTGGCTCAGTTCTTTGGATCTGTTGAAGCAAGGACAGCTTTATTACCCTTAGTAAATGATCAACTTGTAAGCTTTAACAAAAATTTGGATAATCAAGCTAACGCACAAGGAAAAGCTGCTGAAGCGTCTGTTACATCTTCAAATACAATTAAAGGGCAACTTACAAGATTAGGTTCAGCATTTACAAACCTGACAACAGAAGGATCTGAGTTTGGCATAATAATAAGAGAAACTCTTAAAGTTGCGGCTGTAACTGTTGAAGCTTTAGGTGTTGCAGTTAAATTAGCACTCTTACCTTTTAGACAATTTTTTGCCGTTATAAGTGGCATAGGACAGGCAATACAAAAAGAAATAGGAGGTGACGCTATAGATATAGTTGTAAGTCTTGAAAAAAGTTGGATAGCTGTTAAGGAAGCTGTGACAGGATTAACAGAAAATGCTATAAAATTTTCTGTAGAGGCAGGAAAATCAATAGGTAAAGTTGTTGGTTTTATTCTTAAACAATTTCAAAAGATTGTAGATTTTGTGAATGGTAATGCTGTATTAAAATTTATTTTTGGCAAAGCAGAAATGCCTGTAATAGATATTGTAGTGGATAGTGATGATTTGAAAAACTTAAAAAAAGATGTAGATGACGCAACAGAAAAAACTGACAAATTAAGTGATGCTTTCAAAAAAGTAGGAGAGAGTATAGCAACTGGTGTTTCTAATGCTTTAACTGATGCAATAATGCAAACAAAATCATTGGCAGATGCGGCTAAAAGTCTGCTACAAAGCGTTGCTAGACAATTATTACAGCTAGGTATCAATACTTTTTTATTCTCTGCGTTTGGGGGTTCAACAGGATTATTCAAAAACTTACCTACATTTGCTGCTGGAGGTAGGCCACCAGTAGGCAGACCATCACTTATTGGAGAAAAAGGCCCAGAACTTTTTGTTCCTTCTTCTGCTGGTACAATTATTCCAAATGACAGACTAGGTGGTGGACTTACAAATAATATTGTTGTTAATGTCAGTATGGATGGAGGAGTGGATTCTCAAGGCGGTGATGAAGATGGCAGACAGCTTGGTAGGCTTATTGCGGTGGCGGTACAATCTGAAATAGTACAACAAAAAAGAGCAGGGGGATTATTAGCATAATGGCAACATTTCCAGATATAAAACCGACTTACGGAGCTAGAAAAAGCAATGCTCCTTTAACTAGAACAGTAAGGTTTGCTGATGGTTACGAACACAGAATAGTTTTTGGGTTGGCTAGTAATCAAAATCCAAAAGTTTTTAATTTTACTTTTAACGTGTCTGAGACTGATTCAGATACAATCGAAACTTTTTTAGATGCTAGGGGAGCTACAGAAAGCTTTGATTACACTCCAGAAGGAGAATCTGCTAAGAAATTTGTTTGCGATAGTTGGACAAAAACAATTCCTTATAACAATAGAGCAACAATAAATGCTACATTTCGGGAGGTGTTTGAACCATGAGTACAGCAGCAATTATTTCGGATCTACAAAAAATTAATCCGTCTGCAATTATTGAGCTTTTTGTTTTAACTACTGATGCAACTTTACATGGCTCAACTGCAAGTTATCGTTTTCACAATGGAACTAATGCTGTAGGGAATGGAGATATAATTTGGGCTGGTAATACTTACGTCAAAATGCCAATACAAGCGGAGGGGTTTGCTTATCAACGAGGGCAACTTCCTAGACCAACCCTGACAGTTAGTAATGCTCTTGGTACTATTACAGCTATTCTTTTAAATGTAAATGCAATAACGGCTGGTAATGATTTAACAGGTTGTACAGTTACTAGAATAAGAACTTTAGCAAGATTTTTAGATTCAATAAATTTTGCTGGTAATACAAATCCACTTGGTACACCAGATCCTACGGCAGAGTTTCCACAAGAAATTTATAAAATTGATAGAAAAGCAACAGAAAACAGAGAAATAGTGCAGTTTGAATTAGCAACTCCATTCGACCTTGCTGGTATTCGATCACCTAAAAGGCAATGCACTAGAACAGAGTTTCCATCTATAGGTACATTTATTGCATGAATTGGAAAGAGGCTGCTCTTGCTCATGCGAAAGACCAAGACCCTAATGAATCTTGCGGTCTTTTATTAAATATTCGAGGAAAAGAAAAGTATTTTCCATGCCGTAATTTATCAATGACAGCACATCAATGTTTTATTTTAGATCCAGAAGATTATGTGAGGGCAGATAATACAGGAGATATTGTTGCTGTAGTTCATAGTCACCCAGTTACTCCACCAGTTGCAAGTCAATCCGATAAAGTTGCCTGTGAACAAAGCGGCCTTAAGTGGCATATAGTAAATCCTAAAACAGAGTCATGGGGTTGTTTAGAACCTACAGGATATAAAGCACCTATTTTAGGAAGAGAGTGGGCTTGGGGTGTTTCTGATTGCTGGTCTTTAGTTAGAGATTGGTATGATGAAGAACTAAAAATACAACTTAGAGACTGGGACAGGCCAACAACTCTAGAGGAGTTTAACAAAGATCCTATGTTTGAAAGGTGTGCTTGGCGAACTGGATTTAGAGAATTAAGACCTGATGAAAAACTTATTAATGGCGATTTATTGTTTATGTCAATTTTTACTAATAATTTAAATCATGTCGCAATTTTTTTGGATGGGGATGTTTTACATCATTTAACAGATAGACTATCTTGTAAAGAACCATACTCAGAGTGGTTGCTAAAATGCACAGGAAAGAGGTTGCGTTATGTTGCGTAAAATAAAACTATATGGTGAGTTAGCTACTTTTGTAGGTCATAAAGAATTTGAGGTAAAGGCAGATACTTTAGGTCATGCTGTAAGTTTTCTTGTAAATAATTTTGCTGGGATAGAAGAATATATGAACCCTAAATTTTATCAAGTTAAAGTCGGTGATTATGCTATTGATGAAACTGAAATAGATCATCCAGTAGGGCAACAAGACATACATTTTGTTCCTGTAATTCAAGGTGCTGGAGGTAATACAGGAAAGATATTGCTTGGGGCTGCTCTTATTGCTGTTGGTATGGGTGCTTTTGGTGCTTTTGCTGGCAAGGCTGTTTCATTTGGTGCTAAAGGTATAGGATTTGGTAAGGCTGCTCTTGGAGCTAAAGCTGCATTTGGTATTGGTGCTGGATTATTGCTTTCTGGTGTAAGTGATATGTTGTTTCCTGTTCCTAAAATGCCAGAGTTTTCTAGTGAACAAGATCCTAGAATATCTTTTAATTTTGGTGGAACACAAAATACTTCAAGGGCTGGTACTCCTGTTCCTATTGTTTATGGAGAAATTATTACTGGTTCAGTTGTGATAAGTGGGGCAGTTGATACTCAACAGGTACAAGCATGACAAAGAAAATTATAAGAGGATCTGGAGGGCCACCAACACCACCTTCACCGCCACAACCTACTAGAACACCTGATACTTTACACAGTCGGCAGTTTGCTACTTTTCTTGATCTTTTATCTGAAGGTGAGATTGAAGGTTTTGCTTCACCATCAAAAGAAGGACTTACAAAAGGTACAACTGCTTATAATAATTCTGCACTTAAAGACGTAATCCTTAACGATACTCCTGTTTTAAAAGCAACTGCAAACTCAGCAAGCCCAGCAACTACAGATTTTAACTTTCAAGATGTTGGTTTTAATCCTAGATTTGGTACTTCAAGCCAGACTAAAGTTGAAGGTATTGAAAGTAGTTCTTCTGTTACTTCAGTTGGAACTACAGTTACAGCATCATCACCAGTTACCAGACAAATCACTAACTCTAATGTTGACGCTGCTAATGTAACTATTACTTTTGCTCAAATCCAAAAAGCAACAACACAAGGTGATTTGCTTGGTTCATCTGTTCAATTAAAAATATCTGTGCAATACAATTCTGGTGGTTTTACTGATGTTATAAATGACACTGTTACAGGAAGAACTGCTGATGCTTACCAAAGAGATTACAGAGTTAATCTAACAGGTGCGTTCCCTGTTGATATTAGAGTTACGAGAGTTACTGCCGACAGTACAGATTCAAGTTTAGTTGATGCTTTTACTTGGACAAGTTTAGGAGAGATTATTGATGACGCTTCTACTTATGCCAACAGTGCGTATGCTGCAATACGTTTGGACTCTATGCAGTTCAGTTCTATACCATCAAGAAAATATAAAGTTAGAGGAGTAAAAGTAAGAATACCAGCAGCAGGGGCAAGCGGTTCTGGCACACCAACTGTTGACAGTGCAACAGGTCGCATAGTTTATCCTGATGGCTATATTTTTAATGGTGTCTTAGGGGCAGCTACATGGTGTAGTTGTCCATCAATGATTTTATTAGATTTATTAACTAACAGCCGTTATGGTTTTGGGGATCATATAACAGATAGCAGCCTTGATTTGTTTTCTTTTGTTACTGCTAGTAAGTTTGCAAATACATTGGTATCAGATGGATTAGGAGGACAGGAGGCGAGATTTAGTTGTAATGTAAATATTCAAGGAAGTGGAGAGGCTTTTGATTTGATAAATGAGTTGGCAGGGGTGATGAGGTGTATGCCTATCTGGACTGCTGGCAGTATTTCCTTAAAACAAGATAGTCCAGCTACAGCTTCTTATTTGTTTAATTTATCAAACATAACAAGTGAGGGTTTTAATTATTCTGGTAGCAGTTTAAAACAAAGACACAGTGTTGTTTCTGTTTCATATTTCAATATGGACAGTCAAGAAATAGATTTTGAAGTTGTTGAAGATTCCAATGCAATAGCAAAGTTTGGTTCTATTGTTAAACAGGTAAAAGCTTTTGCTTGTACTTCCAGAGGGCAAGCTGCGAGATTAGGAAAGGCTATATTATTTGCAGAACAAAATGAATCTGAAGTTGTTAGTTTTACAACTTCGATTGATAGTGGTGTTGTGGTAAGACCTTCAGCAATAATTTCTATAGCTGATCCTGTTAGGAGTGGCCTTAGAAGAGGTGGAAAGATTGCCTCTGTTACTTCTACTACTGTTATCACAGTTGACGATTCTTCTGCTACTAGCTTGCCTACAGATAACAATGCAACTTTAAGTGTAATTTTACCTGATGGAACTATTGAAACTAAAGATATTGTTTCTGTTGTAGGAGCAACTATTACTGTTTCTGACGCATTTTCACAAACTCCTAATGTCAATGCAAACTGGCTTATATCAAACGATACTGTTCAGACACAGCTTTTCAGAGCAATAACAGTAGAAGAAATTGACGGAATAAATTATGCGATTACAGCTTTATCTTATGTCAATGCTAAATACGCATTTATTGAAGATGGTGCAAGTTTACCGACAAGAACAGTATCAATACTAAATCTTCCAAAAGACCCACCTAATGCATTACAGGCAGAAGAAAAAATTGTTGTTATTAATAATCAAGCGGTATCAAAATTAATTATTAGCTGGCAACCTATTGTTGGTGTTACGCAGTATCAGGTTAATTACAGATTTAATAATGGTAACTTTATCTCTCAAACTGTATCTGCTCCTGACTTTGAAATATTTGACAGTGATATTGGAACTTATGAGTTTCAAGTATTTAGTTACAATACAGCATTACAGACAAGTGCTACATCATCTAATTTAACTTTTACAGCACAGGGTAAGACTGCTTTACCAGCAAATGTCACTGGACTTACAGCAGAACCTATTAGTGAAAAATTAGTAAGATTACGTTGGAATTTATCTACTGATGTTGATGTTATTCATGGTGGTCGTGTTTATGTAAGGCACTCTACAAAGACTGATGGTAGTGGTACTTTTTCTAATTCTGTTGATCTTGTTGAGGCTTTGGCTGGTAATACCACAACTGCGGAACTGCCATATCTTGAAGGGGAATATATTTTAAAATTTAGAGATGACGGAAATAGATTTAGTGCTGGTGAAACAAGTGTAATAATTGATCTTCCTGATAATCAAGCTCCTTTAATTACACAGACAAGAAGAGAAGATACTGACAGCCCTAAGTTTCAAGGAACAAGAAGTAGTATTGATTTTGATTCAGCAACAGGAACTATAAACTTAGCTGGTTCTGGTTTGTTTGATACAATTACAGACTTCGATCTTGTAGGTTCATTAGATGACTTTGGAGGGATTGCAAGTTCTGGTACTTATGATTTTGGTGGTGCTGCTGGTAGTACGACATTGGATTTGGGTGGTGTATTTAGTCTTGATCTAAAACGTCATTTCCTGACAGAAGGTTTTTATCCATCAGATTTATTTGATTCAAGAGGTTTGATTGACGATATTACTGATTTTGATGGAGCTACAGCAACAGATGTTAACGCTGAAATGTTAGTAAGGTTTACTCAAGATAACCCTTCTGGCTCTCCTACTTATTCTGACTTTCAAACTTTTGCAAATGGTACATATAAAGGAAGAGGATTTCAATTCAGAGCAAAACTTACAAGTGAAGATACTGCACAAGATATAAGAGTTTCACAATTAGGTTATACAGCATCTTTACAGAGAAGAACAGAACAAGGTAATGTAACAGCAAGCGGAACAAGTGCAAAGGCTGTTACGTTTACCAATCCATTCTTTGTTGGTACTTCTTCTTTGCTTGGAGCAAATACTAATCTACCCTCTGTTGGTATCAATGCTCAGAATATGGCATCAGGAGATTACTTTGAAGTGTCTAGTGTTTCTGGAACGGGTTTTACTGTTCACTTTAAAAATTCATCAAATGCTTCGATTGATAGAAATTTCACCTATCAAGCTGTCGGATTTGGTAAAGGAGGGTAGAATAAACTTAATGTTGATTATTTAAATGGCTCAACACGATTTTGTTATTGATAATGGAACTGGTAGTGCAGTTCGTACTGACCTAAATAATGTTCTGCAAGCAATAGCGTCTAATAATAGTAATTCTGGTGCGTTAACTACTAACTATGCGTACCAATGGCACGTTGATACATCTGATGGAAACTTAAAGATAAGAAATGCAGCAAATAATGGATATGTAACTATTGGTGCGGTTGCAAGTACAAATTTAGGATTAATGCCTGTAGCTGGCGGTACTTTTACAGGGAAAATAACTCATAACTATACTTCTAGTCTGACTATACCAACTGGCACGACTGCACAGCGTGATGGCAGCCCAGCAGTAGGTATGCTGAGACACAATAGTACGCTTAACCAGTTCGAAGGTTACAATAATGGTGCTTGGGGTGCAATAGGAGGAGGTGCTGGAGCTACAGGAGGTGGTACAGATGAAGTGTTCTTTGAGAATGACCAAAATGCAACAACTTCATATACTTTGACTGCTAATAAAAATGCTCACACAGTAAGTCCTACAATAAATAACGGAGTCGCTATTACTGTGCCATCTGGGGCAATATTAGTTATCTTATAGTTATGGCAATAGTAATTAACGGATCAGGTTCAGTAACAGGCTTATCAGTCGGGGGATTACCTGACGGAACTGTTGATGCTGATACATTAGCTTCAAATGCTGTTACTGCTGCGAAACTAGCAAGTGGTGTTGGTGGTAAAATTCTTCAAGTTGTATCTACTACAAAAACAGACACAGTTTCACAAAATAGTAATTCATTTGGAAATATAAGTGGTATGTCTGTAACTATAACTCCTTCGTCATCTTCAAATAAAATTCTTATAACTGGTTATGTACAAGTAGGAATAAATGCTTCTCAGTATAGAACCTACATTAAAATTACTGGTGGTAACTCCGCAAATTATATTGGAGATGCAACAACAGGAGTAGAGGCAGCAAACGTAGGTGTTGCAAGAGTAAGTGGTGATAATTATACACAAATTTCTGTTCCGCTTATGTATTTAGATTCCCCTAGTACAACAAGTGCAATTACTTATCAAGTGCAATGGGCGCAAGAAAATAATAATACAGCTTACTTAAACAGACCTTACACATTAGATGCTTCTGGAAGCAATGTTGCTTCAACAATAACAGCAATGGAGGTGGCAGCATAATGTCCAAGATTTCACTAAAACACTCAGGTGGTAATGTTGTTTCACTCAACTCACCAACCAACGCTCCAAGTGCAGCAGACGTAGCATTTAAACTACCAAATGCTGATGGTACATCTGGACAGGCTTTAGTTACAGATGCTTCAGGAAATTTATCATTTGCTGGTACAGGTAAAATTCTTCAAGTTGTTCAAAATGTAAAAACAGATATATCTTCTCAATCCGTAGGTATTGCAACCGCATCAAATTTTGATTCTCTTTATTCACAGGCAATCACTCCATCTTCTTCTAGTAATAAAATAGAAGTAACTATGAATTTATCAGTAGCTATGTCTGCTGCTCCTAATCAATTAATGTTGAGATTACGGAGAAAAATAGGTTCAGGATCATTTGCTGATCTTACAACTGCTCTGGGAGATGCAGATGGAAGTAGATATAGGTGCTTCAATTGTGTCCCAAACCCTGACAATGTTTACATGGCGATGACTATAAATTTAAACTTTTTAGATTCTCCTAACACTACAGACGCAGTTACTTATAGTTTTAGTGCAGCACATGATTCTGGGTCTACTAGAACAATTTATATTAACGCTGATGGTGGAAATTATAATCATGCTTATACACCAAGACCAGCAAGTACAATAATCTTAAAAGAGGTAGCAGCATAATGGCTATCTTCTATAATTAAGGAAAAACTATTATGGCCTTAGATCACGAAGCTATTTACGAAGCTTATAAATCAGAAGCAAAACCTGTTGTTTCTATAGATGATACTGCTGGAGCGTTTGACGCTGATGGTAATTCAGTAACACTAGATGATACAAAGGTTGCAGCAGCTAGAACTTCTCTTGACGCAGCAGCAGCAGCGATTCTTTATCAGACTCAAAGAACAGGAGCAGTAGGTACTACAGACACTATATATGCTTCCATAGGAGACCAGTTAGATATGCAGTATAAAGATGCTGTTAATGGTACAACCACATGGAAAGATCACGTTGCAGCAGTAAAAGCTAAATATCCCAAGCCATGAGTACATTAAAAGTTACTAATGTTCAACACGAAACAAGCACTTTAAATACGCTTGTTTTTGATAATGGTGGTGGTTCTGGTAACGGAAGAGTTACCACAAAAGGAACTATTGGAGAGATTACTGCAATCTCCTACGCATCTACAATTACATTAGATTTTAGAACTGGTAATAATTTTTCCACAACTCTTACTGGTAATACAACCTTTGCCAACCCTTCTAATATTTCTGCTGGACAGAGTGGTGTCTTGTTTATAACTCAAGATGGTACAGGAAGTAGAACCGCAGCCTTTGGATCGTATTGGGATTTTAGTGATGGTACAGCACCAACTCTATCCACAGGTGCAAACCAAGTAGATGTTATTGCATGGATCGCACGAACCACAACAAATATAACTGCACAGTTCATTGGAAACTTTAGCTAATGAGCAGTCTTGGCAGTCCTAATTCTTTCTTTCTAGCAGGGAAGAAGGCATATGAAGTAGAACGCAGTTTAAGATTTAATGATGGTGATAATACATATCTAAACAGAACACCTAGTAGTACTGGTAATAGAAGAACTTTTACATGGAGTGGGTGGATAAAAAGGTCTAAATTAGATGCAAGCGATAATGCACACGTTTTCTTTGACTCAAGAGATGGTGAAAGTCAAACTATAGAATGTACCTTTGGTTTTCTTACAAATAATACATTTTTCTTTGATGTAACTGGTGCAGGTATTCGTACAAACGCATTATTTAGAGATGTTAGTGCGTGGCAACATTGGGTAATTGCTGTTGATACTACTCAAGCAACATCATCAAATAGAGTTAAAATATACGTTAACGGAGTCCAAGAAACAAGTTTTTCTTCAGCAAATTATCCGTCACAAAATTATGAGACTGCTATAAATGCTCAATATCTTCATTCAATAGGAAGATATAACAATGGTGGACACCATGATGGCTATATGGCAGAGGTTAATTTTATTGATGGATTACAACTAACACCAGCATCATTTGGAGCAACAGACGTAATAACAGGTCAATGGAATCCTAAAAAATATACAGGAAGTTACGGAACAAATGGATTTCATTTAAATTTTTCTGATAATTCTGGAACGACAGCAACCACACTTGGCAAAGATTCTTCTGGTAATTCTAACAATTTCACACCAAATAATTTTTCTGTAGCTGCTGGTGCTGGTAATGATTCTTTAGAAGATACCCCAACTAATAATTTTTGTACTCTTAATGGAGTTAAGAAAGATGGTCAAACTACACTTTCAAATGGAAATTTACAGGCAGCAGGGTCACAAACTTCAACATACAATATAAACACACAAGGAACTTTTGCTCAATCATCAGGTAAATGGTATTACGAAGTCGAATTTACCTCTGGAAGTGGGGCAAGTGTAGTCGGGTGGGCGAGAACAACTTTACGCTCTTCAGATAACCCAACAACAGGCGGTGGGATAGTTTACAGACCTACAAATGGAGATTATGTAGATTTAGCTGGAAATAATCCTACAACACCTCCAACAACGTCAACTGGAACTGTTATTCAAGTAGCGATTGATTTTGATGCTGGAAAAATTTGGTTTGGAAGTGGTGGTACTTACTTTAGTTCTGGAGATCCCTCTGCTGGATCAAGTGAAGCAATGACATTCACTGGAGGGGCAGAGTTACTAGCACCTGTTGTCAGAACAATGGCATCTACTTTTAATTTTAATTTTGGACAAAGACCTTTTACATATACACAGCCTACAGGATTTAAAACATTATGTTCAGCAAACATACCCGACCCAACAATACTGCTACCTAATAAACAATTTAATACTTTGCTTTACACAGGTAATGGAACAGATGACAGAGATATTACAGGTGTTGGATTTCAGCCTGATTGGATATGGATTAAAGAAAGAAATGGCACAAGAAACCATGCACTGACTAATTCTGTAATTGGATCTGGATTTCACTTAGAAAGTAATACAACTGATGCAGAAGAAAGTAATGCGAATATTATCCAAGCATTTCAAACTGATGGTTTTCAAGTAGGCACAAATGCAAAAGTAAATGCAAATAGTTCTACTTACGCGGCATGGAACTGGAACGCTGGCGATACAGACGGCAAAACTTATACAGTAACAGTTGTTTCTGATTCTGGAAATAAATATAGATTTGATGGTTTTGGAACGTCTGCCGTAACTCTTGATCTTGCAGAAGGTGGCACTTATATATTTAATTACCCATCAGCCCATCCATTAAAGTTTTCTACAACATCTGATGGTACTCATGGTGGTGGGTCTGAATATACAACAGGGGTTACACACAATAGTTCAACACAGGTAACGATAGTTGTAGCTGCTTCTGCTCCGCAGCTATTTTATTATTGCTCGATCCACAGTGGGATGGGGGGTGCAGTCAATACAAACACAACTCTTGGGTCAAGTAATTTTGATGGGTCAATACAATCAACTGTAAAAGCAAATACTTCATCAGGTTTTAGCATTGGTCTTTTTACGGGAACGGGTTCAAACGCTAGTATTGGACATGGTTTAGGAGTAGCACCCTCATTTGTTATTGCAAAATCAAGAAGTCATTCAGATAATTGGTTTATTTATCATAAATCATTAGGAGCTAACGCTTATAATATGCTTAATTCTTCAGATGCAGCCGATACAGGTAACTCAACTGTTTGGCAAAATGTATCTCCCACAAGTTCTGTTTTTTATGCTTCAACAGGTGGTTACAATGATAGTGGTCAAAATTTAGTTTTTTATGCTTTCAGCGAAGTAGCAGGGTATAGCAAGTTTGGGTCATATACAGGCAACGGAAGTGCTGATGGCACATTTGTGTTTCTTGGGTTTAGACCAGCTGTAGTAATTTCGAAGAGAACTGATAGTTCAGGTTATTGGAGAATACTTGATAATAAAAGAGATCCGCATAACGTTGCTCATCATATGTTATTTCCAAATACTAGTGATGGGACTAGTGATACAGATTCAGATAGTGCATACAATACAGATTTTTTATCTAATGGATTTAAATTAAGAACAACATTAGCATCAAGTAACTCTTCTGGTGGATCATGGATCTATTTAGCATTTGCAGAATCACCTTTCAAAAACGCAAGGGCAAGGTAGTATATATATATGGCTTTTAAACTAAACGGAAATCCATTAGCAGTTGATGTTCCCTTTACTTATGGGGATGTACATTACCCTGCTAACTGGTTAAGATTATCAACAGCAGATGAGAAAACAGCACTTGGTATTACAGAGGTAGCTGACGATCCAGTATATGATGGTCGTTTTTATAATGGTGATGGTTCTGCAAAAACTCTTACAGATACAAATCAAGTTGATGAAAATGGAGATCCAGTATTAGATGAAAATGGAGATCAGCTTGTTACTTTAGGAGTTAAATCAGTATTAAAAGCACAGGAAAAAGTTACTGCTGGTAGTTTGTTAGCAAGATACGATTGGTACGTTGTAAGAAAAGCTGAAAAATCTACTGCAATTCCTTCAACAATCTCAACATTCCGTGATGGGGTAAGAACAGCTTGTAATACAAGGGAAACAGAGATTGATGCCTGTGTAGATACCGCAGCTTTAGTTACTTTATATAGCAACAAAGATGACGGAACACCTAATATGACGCAATATCCAGTAAACCCCTAACGATTAGATTCTTGCATCTGTCTTGTCATAAGGCTCATAGTGACGTAAAGAGGTGCTAATGCACAGATTCCTGCGAAGGTTATAATAGTGACAGGTACTAATGCTTTTGCAAAGGCTTCTTTAATCATATGCTAAATCGTGTTTGTCAAATTTTAAGTATTCTCTCATTTCTAATGGTAACTTCTGTTATCGGTGGAGGGTACTTTGGTTATAAGTA